GTGCGCGTGATCTCATTGTTTCTTTAATTTCGGGTTTGCCGATTGAGCAATACTCACTTATTTGGAATGAGAACGACGGCGAATACGAAGAGCTGATGATCCCAGGTGAAACATGGATGGGTCGACCTGATCCAAAAGTGACCCGCCAGTTCATCCTTGCCTGGACGGTCGACGACCTTCTGTTCCTGGGTCGTGCCCATTGGGTCGTGACCTCACGCTCGTCCACCACCGGATTTCCTTTGACCTTCCAGTGGATTCCCGCAGCCGACGTCACTCTGCCAAACATGCCAGGTCCTCAGTACTGGAGCGCACCAACCGAGATTGAGTTCAACGGAATCCCTCTCGATCCGAAGGACGTCATCACTTTCTTGTCGCCTATCCAGTCATGGCTGACAATGGGCAACCGCGCGATTGAAATTTCTAATCGTCTTGATAATGCGGCCATGAGGTTCGCGTCAAACGAAATCACAGCTGGCTATCTTCAGCAAACGCCGAACTCTGAGCCAATGGACGGCGACGAACTCAGCGATTTGGTCGCAGCGTGGGCCGCAGCGCGCCAGCGCAACGCCATCGGCGCTCTTAACTCTTCCGTGACGTGGCACGAATTTAATTCTGACCCTTCAAAGCTGCAGTTGGTCGAAGCTCGTAAGCATCAGATGACCGAACTTGCAAACCTTTGCAACGTGCCACAAGTTCTTGTCGGCGCTGACGCTGGCACAGGCATGACATACCAAAATGTCCAAGAGTCGCAACGCGCTTTATATCTCAGCGCAAAGCAATACATCGAGTGCATCTCGCAAACCCTCTCCATGGACAACGTCCTACCTCGTGGCCGTTTCTGCCGTCTTGACGTTTCCGATTATCTCGTGGACGACGGCGGCGACGTCATGCAAGAAACACCTGATCCGTTGGAGCAGATTGCCGAATGAACACCGAAAAGGAAACTATGAAACTTGATTTATCCGCTGGCTCGTTCAGCGTAAATGCCGCAGGTCCTGACGGGACCCCCAAGCGCACCGTGGAAGGTGTAGCCGTGGAATGGAACACAATCGCCACCGTGTCAAGCGGTCAGCGTGTCAAGTTCCTCCCTGGCTCCCTTCCCACCGACGGACCTGCACCTAAGTTTATGCTTGACCACTCACCTGAAAAGCCTTTGGGCATGGTGTTTGAGCGCACAGACGACGGAGAGCGCATGCTCTTCGCCGCACGAGTCGGACCGGGCACAGCCCGCGATGAAGTCCTCGCTATGGCTGGTCCAGGCGAGTATTACGATTCAGTGTCAGTTGGCGTCGAGCCAGTTGATTACACGTTCGGCAAAGTCGGCACCGACGATGAGAACGTCATGATCGTGAAGGCAGGGCGCTGGATGGAATTATCACTCCTTCCATTCGGCGCTTTTGCTACGGCAAAGGTTGCTCAAGTAGCAGCAGCTGAGCCTGAAGAAACAGAAGAACCCACACCAACAGATTCCGAGGAGGAACCAGCAGTGGCAACACAAGAAACCCCAGCAGTGGTTGAGGCCGCTGTCCCAACCAACGTCATTAGCGCACAGCCAAAGCGAGAATTTGTTCTCCCTTCAGCAGGTGAGTTCATGGCCGCTTACCACATCGGTGGCGACACATTTGCAAACATGAACAAGGCAGTTGCTGAGTTCTCCGCTTCACAGCGCACAGCTCTTCAGGCTGCAGCTGGCGACGTTCTTACAACTGACACGCCAGGTTTGCTCCCTGTGCCAGTGCTCGGTCCATTGGTCCAGGATCTGAACTTCCTCAGGCCGACGGTCGAAGCCGTGGGCGCTCGCGCTTATCCGGACAACGGACAGCAGAAGACCTTTGTTCGTCCAACCATCACAACGCACACAAGCGTTGCTGCACAGACAGAACTCACCGCTGCATCAGCAACCACAATGGTTATTGCCGCAAATACGGTTAGCAAGACCACATTGGCTGGGCAAGTGACCCTCTCCCAACAAGACATCTCATTCACGAGCCCCGAAGCAATGGGTCTTATCTTGAATGACTTGATGGGCGAATACATGATCGCTTCGGACAATCTTTGCAGCGACAACTTGCTCACCGCAGCAACCTCTTCAGGCGTTTGGGACGGCACAGTCGCAGACCTTCTCAAGAGCGTTTACGACTCAGCAGTCGACATCTCCAACGGCCGTAACTGGACACCAACCCACATGTTCGTCTCTCCTGACGTATGGGGTCAGCTCGGTCAACTTGCCGACACAACTGGTCGCCCAGTGTTCCCATTCATCGGTGCAGGACTCACAGGTCAGAACGCACTCGGAAACGCAGCTGCGTCTTCTTGGAACGGAACCCCACTCGGGTTGCAATTGGTCGTGGACAGCAATTTCGCTGCGAAGACCATGGTCATCACTCGCGTCGGTCAGGGCCAAGGCGATGCCTTCGAATTCTTCGAATCCATCCGTGGCTTGATGAGTATCGAAAACCCATCGGTCCTCGGAAGAACCATGAGTTTCCATGGTTTCGTGTCAACCTTCGCTGCTATCCCTGGCATGATCCGCAAGATCACACAGGCTTAAAGCATCGACTAGTAGGACTGCAGAACAATGGCAACTTTCAACCTCGCTTTCCATACGCGGTTAAATGGCGTCGTAGTTCTGCAGACCTTTGTTGACACAGATGTCCAAACTCAGGACACGGTTACCGTTGCAGGTTCGGGACATAACCTCAACGGTAGCCACCTGGTTATCTCCACAGAGCCCTACGAGTATCTAGGTCAAACTGACGAAGGCGACCTCGAATTTGACTACAACGTCATCAGAGAAAACCAAATCATTTTTCTTGACGAAGGCGACGACCTTCCTCGATCTGTTGCTACCGGCACAATTAGCTACACGCCGTCTTGCACCTGGATTACAAATCAAAATGTTTTAGATTGGCTTGGCATTTCGCCAGCCACCGCTAATGACACTGCTTTCGTTACGGTCTGCACGGAGGCCGCTAACGCGCTTGCGTTCCGTCGCAGAAGGTCCAGCGGTTACACCGATGCACTTGCGACGGTTCCAAGTGCAGATGTCAAGCTTGGAACAATCATGTATGCGGGCGGGCTTTATAGGGCCCGCGGAACTGCGTCCTACGATTCTTTTAGCGCCTACGAATCCATGCAGACCGCAACGCCAGCTGTGGCGATGGGTGAGATTCTTCGTTTGTGGGGATGCAACAGGGCACAGGTTGCCTGATGGGTGCAATCAACGACGCGCGTCTTCGCCTGGTCACCACGCTCACTAACGCTGGTATCACGGTCGTTTCAGACTCGCGCAACATTCGCCCAGGTGTCGTCGTCATTGACCCACCCGAAATCAGCCGCTCCACCACTAACCAGTTAGAGCTGTCATTTCCTGTGAATGTTGTGATGCCTCCACCGGGCAACCTTGACTCGCTTATCCCGCTACTCGATCTGATGGATTTAGTAATCTCTGCAACGTCGGCAACATCCGCGACACCAACTGTGTACTCCGCAGGTGGTCAAGAACTCCCCGCCTACACGGTCACCGTGCCGTGGGTGGCTTACCCATAAGGAACAAATGGCAACTTATAAAGTCATTGCAGACAACGTCTCAGGCAAGCAAGTCGGAGACTCCATTACTGATGAGGAACTCGACGGTTGCTCCGTAGAGGCTCTTATCGCAGGCGGGCACATTGAGCCAGCCAAATCAACCAAAACAACCAAGGAAGCAGAGGCCGAATAACCATGGCTATTTATGTAAACAAAGACATCACCGTCACGGTCAACTCAATTGACTTGACGACCTACGTCACCAACGTGGAAGTTGTGCAGGCTGTCGACTCTGTTGAGTCCACCGCTATGAGCGCAACCTCAACCAACGGCCACACCTTCGTTGGTGGAATCCAAAACAACACAGTCACGATTTCTTTTAACCAGGACTTCGCAACAAGCAAGGTTCACGCAACACTCACAGCTCTCGTTGGTGTTCCAACAACTGTGACAGTGAAGCCAACCTCGGCTGCAACAGGCGCAAGTAATCCACTCTTTACTGTGACCTCGGCGCTCATGTCCGAATACCGTCCTGTGATGGGGGCCGTGGGCGACCTTGCGACCGTTGGTGCAATCACCTTCGCTGGTGGCCTTTACACCGCAGCCGTAGCCTGATGTTTGAGCTAGTCATCTCCACCGTGCTGGTGGATGGCAGCGAACACACGTCTGTTCTCACCGTTTCCAGCATCCTCGAATTTGAGCGCCTACACACCGTTTCAATTATCAAAGCCATGGATCAGAACCTCTCAATGGAGTACTTGGTCACGCTCGGATATTTAGCAATGAAGCAGCTGGGCCACGTTTCAAATATTGAAATGTTTAAGAACGAAGTCAAAGGCGTGTCTTACGAAATCAGGTCCATCCCTTTTGGCGTGACGGCTACCACGGAGCCATCGCCGGACTGATACTGGCAGGCATCCCGTGGAGCGACCTCAAGGACATGCCTCAGACCCTGATCAGCACACTCTCACACACTCTTAAAGAAAGGCAGAAGTAATGGCAGTCAAAGTTATGAAACCCGACGCTGACATTCAGAAAGCCTTAAAAGCGATTAAGAAGGTGCAGCCTGAACTCATCAAGCAGATGAAGAAGGACATGAGAAAAGAAGCTCAGCCCGCCATCAAGTCCATTAAGTCTTACTTGCTGTGGCTTGACCCTGACGTGGAACCGTTTAATAATTCAAATGATTCGAACATCACCAAGGGCGAACTGATCCGTGGCCGTGGCGGGAAGACTCGCTGGCGTAAGACGGACATTCTTCGTGGCATCCGAGTGAAGTTCGGCGGTCCGAATCGCAAGGCTCGTATGGGGCGTACACAGTACGCAATCATGAGCATCTATCAAGCCAACCCTGCGGGCGCTATCTACGACCAGGCGGGCTCTCAGAGCCCTCAGACGGTCTTCAACACCAACCTTGCCAAAGAAGACAAAGCCCACAAGGACGGCGAACGCAAAGGCAAGAAGGGTGGCTCGCGCTACATGTGGCCTGGTGCAGAGTCGCACCTGCCGAAACTCATCGAAGCAGCTGAGCGCATCCTCACTGGCGTGACCACCAAATTCAACAGCAACTACAAAGGTTTTTAATCGTGGCAAACATCCTTCTTCCATTCGTCACAACCTTCGACGATAAGGGCGTCAAGAAGGGTCAAGCCTCGCTAGGCGCTTTGGCTAAGTCAAGCCTCGCTGGAGCGCTCTCTGTCGGTGTTGTCGTTGACCAGTTGGGCAAGGCTGTAAAGGCTGCTGCTGAGGATCAAAAAGCGCAAGAGCAGTTAGAGCTGGCGGTTCGTAACAACACCTCGGCAAACACTGAGCAGATTGCAGCGATGGAAGAAACCATCGGGCGAATGGAAATGCAAAAAGCCGTCGCAGACGACGAACTTCGTCCAGCCCTGGGGAACCTCGTCCGAGCTACTGGCGACGTCACTAAGGCTCAGGACCTTTTAAATTTGGCGCTTGACATAAGTGCGGCGACCGGACGTGATTTGCAAAGTGTCACGATTGCATTGAGTCGTGCCCAAACGGGTTCCATGACCGCATTAACTCGTTTGGGAATTCCTCTCAGCGCCGCAGCCGTTAAGTCCAAAGACCTCTCAGCCATCCAGGATGAACTTCGGGTCCGATTTGCTGGTGCGTCTGATGCAGCTGCTGCCTCTGCGGATGGAGGCATGAAGAAACTTCAAATCGCTTTAGACAACGCCTACGAAACTGTGGGCTACAAAATCCTTCCTGTTCTTGGCGACTATGTCACGGTGCTGGCTGATGTTTCAGACAAAGCTCTCAACGCTGAAAAAAGCAACAGCAAATTCGACAAAGTGCTTGGCATGGTGGTCAACCATGTTTTCCAGCTAGACGCTTTTAAAATTGCAAACAAATTGATTGGCAATTACGCCGAAGAAATCAGAGGGGCGACCGACGCTACAGATGACTTTGAGCGCGTTCTTCGTTTGCAGAACATGTTTATGAGCAAAGAGACGGTTGTACTGAAAGACAACGAAAAGGCTCAACGCTCAAACACCGATGCCAAAGACAAGGCAAAGCAAAAGGCAAAGGAATACGCCGACACTCTGCGCGAGCGTGTGCAGACCTCCCTAGACACAGTCAACGACAGCCTCAAAAAAGCACAAGACGAATTTGATGCGCTCGCACGAACCACCTCCGAATCAATCACCTCAATGGTTTCACTTGCTGACGCTGTCCGTACACAAGACGACGCAGAAGGCGCTCTCCAGGCATCGCTTCGTGACCGTGCCGAGGCTTACGCCAAACTTGCCAAGACCGACCCCACCAAAGACGCTGAGGATTACGCGCAGGCTTTGCTGGATGTCGCAGCTGCTGAAACTGCCGTCTCGACTGCACAAACCAACCGCGCCAATCAGAACTACGGCAAAGCCTTTGCCGACCAGATTGCAAACGCTAAGAGATTTGCAGCAAACCTTGAGCTGTTGACGAGTGTCGGTCTTTCGCGTGAGGGTCTTGGACAGCTCATTAACCTAGGACCTGTTGCGGGTGTAAAGGTCACCGACGAAATGCTGAGCGGTACTTCCTCCCTCAGACTGGAAGACCTTAATCAGGGGCTGGCAGGGCTTTCAGCGTCCGCTAACTCGCTTGGGCTCTCCACAGCCAATGCGTTCCTTGGCTCGGCTCTAGGGACTGCAACAGCCAACCAGGGGCAAGTCAACCAGTACAGCATCACCGTCAACGCAGGACTTGTGTCTAACCCTGCTCAAGTGGGCCGTGACATTATCGAGGCAATCAAAAACGCCGAGCGCGTGTCCGGTCAGGTGTTCGTCAGCGTATGAGTGCGCCCATCCTCCAGGTGCTAGTCGGCTTCCAAACGACAGCGAACTTTGGTCAGCCTTTCCAGCTGGACGACGCCGTCTACGGCAAGTTAGACACTGGCACTCTTGGCGGTATCCAGTTTGCTGACCTAACGACATTGGTGCAGTCGGTCAACATCAACCGTGGCCGTTCACGCCAGCTGCAGGAATTCAACACAGGCACAGCGACGGTGTCTTTTTGGAATAAGTCAAGAGCCCTAGACCCGCTGAACACGTCGAGCCCCTACTGGAATACCAGCGCCAACATGACCGGCATTGTTCCGCGTTTGCCCATTCAAATTCTTGCCAACGGCATCCCGATTTATACCGGTGTCATTCAAGACTGGAACGTCGACTACGACCTCGGCAACAACGACATTGTGTACGCCAGTTGCGCCGACGACTTCACTGTCTTGGCTAGCGCAACCCTCGCGGATCACACCGTCGTAGCAGAGCAGACAGGCACACGCATTGACAGCGTGCTTAACTACGGGGAGGTGCTGTATCAAGGGTCGCGAAGCATCGCCGTCGGCTCTTCAACATTAGGAGCAACAGCATCTAGCGTTGACTTCAGTGTCCAACAGGGCACTTCAGTTTTAAATTATTTACAAGACGTCACGAACGCCGAACAGGGCTATTTGTTTATGTCCGCAGAAGGCACGTTGACCTTTAAAGGTAGATCGCAAATCCTGAACCCAATCTCGGCTGCAACCTTCACTGGCGATGACTCTGCAGGCATCAGATACCAAACACTGATGAACGAATTCGGCGATGAACTTCTTTACAACGTCATTGTGACGGAAGGTCCAGCTGGCGGTCCGTTTACTGCAACCGACACCGACTCTGTGGCCCAGTACCAAGCGCAGACATACAGCCAAACAGACTTGCTTAACTCGACCACGACGGAGCTTGAAGGTCTAGGTAATTATCTTTTAGGAAAGTACAAGCAGCCTCAGCTTCGATTTACAGGTCTTTCCACGCAACTGCTAGCACTTGACACAACAAAGCAAAACCTCTGTCTTAATCTTGATCTAACAGACGTCTGCAACGTGGTAAAACATTTCGCCGTAGGAACCCCAACCTCCGTCGACCAGACCGTGATTGTCACCGGCATTAACCACAACATCACACCTGGCAGCCACATCATCACCTACACATTTGAGTCCACCGACGGCAACGCCTATCTCACCCTAGATGACCCAATCTTCGGTACTCTTGACAACAACCTTCTCAGTTTCTAAAGGAGACAAATAATGACATTTCCAAACTTTTCTGCTGGGGAAGTCCTCCGCGCACAAGACATGAACGCAGTTTCGA